CCCCAATACAGGTTAGAAATGAAAGCGATAGCAAGTAAAAGGAATGCCAAGATAGTGACAATGCGCTTTGACGAATAAACGCCATCGGCATCTTGCACGATCTCCTTACAGAATTTGTAAAATTGGTTTGACATGTCTTCCTCTTGAATTTTTCATGTCAAACAAAATAATCACTTACCTAAGGGTACTTATCGATTATGGATTTTGCCTCCACACCCGATAATGCCAGCTTCAAGTAGTTTAATATAACTTTCTTTTTGTGCAATAGTCGTACGAAGCATTGCATTCTGCTGTTCTAACTTCATTCCTCTTTGAGCTACATCAATTGCTGTACGAGCCCGATTGATCTCTGCTCTGCATAAGACTGGAACGGGTCTATCGTTAGTCACTACAACTGTATTCACAGGAGAAGGAGGAAGCGGCTTCATATGAGAAGTTGAACCACATGCTGAGAGAAGAACTGCAGCAACTAATGCTAGATGTTTCATTTTACTTTACCATAGTCTGTAATAAATTGATCAGTCGTATCTTGTTCTGCCTTTATACGTTGCTCTGCAGTACCTTCCGTAGAATTACCGTGAGCATAACGATTAGCTAGATCAGAATACTTTGATGCAATAACTTGAACCTTTTCTTTTGCTTTGTTAGCATTTGCTAGTGCATCATCACCAGCCTTTTGAAGTTTACTAACTGCATCATTATTAGACTTGATTGTATCTGCTAATGTTTTCTTCTCTTTTATAAGAGCTACAATATGCTGATCAAGAATCTTACTTTGATCTTGAATGTATGCTTTCTGAGTAGAAATAGTGGTATTAGCAGTAGTCAACTTAGTATTGGTTGAGTTCATATTCCAAAACATAAAAGCACATGCTAGAGCAAGTACAATTGCTAATGCATGAATTCTATGAGACAATACCCAATTGCCTACTTTGGAACTATAAAGGCGAACTGCTAGTAATGCGGCTTTAATATATTTCATAATGGTTTTGCTCTAGCAAACAAGTTAGTATTATCTAACTCATTCTTCTTTTTATACTTTGTTTTCTTTACTCCAGGTTCTCCATCTGGACCTACTCCAGCACCTGCTATCTTACCTGCCCCTATAGAATTTGTTGGAGCTTCTTCATCAACCTTTAAAGCATCCGTCGGCGACACCGAATGATCCTCAATCATTGAACATAGGTCAACAAGAGAATATGTGCTTGAAAGCAATTTATCTGTTGGAAGGGACATAATTTGGCATAACTCTGCGTAATTGAACAACAATTTCTTCATCTTCTTCGATGTCAGACATATACAATGTCGGCAGCTTTTCAGAATAATTGTCTATTTGTTTCGGCATGCGTTGTAAAAAGATTAAGAATGGTTTAAGATACGAATGATATCCTTCAAATTTGAAAAATAAGATACGTTGAAGATTCTTTGTCTCAAATACATTGAACAAAACAATAAGATGGTTTACAATAAGGTTGATCTTGATATCATTAGTTAAACGATAACGATTAAACAAACGTTTAATGTATTTGATTCTATCAAGATCTTCCCAAAACTCTTGTTCGTCTACAATTTCATGGGTATAGCTTTGACTAGCGTACGCGTCAAAGTTATCATTGTTTAAAAATTCACTCATCCTTATACTACACTAAAATACCGGCACAAGGCCGGTATTTGGATTATGATACTGTTAGAACTGCAACTCTTGAAGTCTTAGTGTTTGCACCTGCTGCTGAAATGTTAACTCTATATTGAGTTCCATTTAGACCTGCTGCACTGCTAATTGCAAGAGCAGACGTTGCTGTGTTGCTGTAAACACCTGCATCTGCGATGTCAACGAATCCTGATCCAGTATTTGCCTGCCATTTGTAGGTCATAGCCGTATTAGGAGTTGATGTTGAACTTACACTAAATGCTACTGCACTAGTTGAGTTCGCTGCTACGTTGGAAGGCTGTGATGTAATCTTTAGTGTAACATCCTTAAACGCTACGTCATCATTTGCATCGACAACCATTGAACCCATTGCAACAAGTGTTTCATTAAACACACGCCCTGCTCGACCACCAGATCCTACTGTACGTAGAATCCAACCTGGATGAGTGACGCCTGCGTTTGCTGGTGATTCTTGAGCATCAACTCCAAACACACCTACACTTGTTGTGTTACCAAACATTGCTGCCTGGTTGTTTGCATTAGGTGCTTTATTAATTAAAGACCCTGCAAACTTGACACTATTGTTAGCAGTGTCTGAATTTCCCCAAAGTGGCATTTATATCTCCTAGTATTGTAATATCCTTTTACTTATGTGCTAGCAATGATATCAGCAAGTCTACGGCGGAATTTCTGTCGGTCCACTCGTTGTTCAGTAACTTGCTTTCTATGTTTGAGGCTTTTAACGGTCCGAAGAGTTGAGCTCTCCCTTGGCTTATCGTTACCAAAGATCTCGTCATTGTTTACACTCCTAGTGTTTACTTTTGGTTTTGGTGCACTAGGAGTGAACTTCTTTCCGCCAATCCAATCAGTTAACTCACGATGAGCTGAACCAATATGCTTTTGAAAAGCTTCTTTATCGCTAGGTCGTAGACTTCCATAATAATCTAGAACTTTAATTGCATGATTCGAAGGAATTGTATGTTCTTGACCGTCATCAAACTTAATAGGTTTACTTCCGTTCATTTGCACATTCTTTCGAAGCTGCATCACAACATGTTCATTATCAGTAGGTTTTCTCACGTTTAATCCTTTGTTAACTTGTCAACTGCTTTTGCAATACCTTCCTTACGATTGTAAGTTCTATTAATAGATTTCATAAAATCGTTACTATGTGCAGTTGCTGATTCTTTATCACCAGCTTTATGAGCAGCCTGTGCTGCTCGCTCATGGGTTCCAGCTTTGTCACGATGATAATCTCTATCAGTAACAGCTTTCTTTACATATGATCCAAGAGTCTTGCGTGAAAGTTCTGCAATTAATGCAATTGCTGGATGCTGACTGTCTTCACGAAGCTTGTTGTAAGCTTTACGAACACCGGCACGACGCTTAGATGCCTTTACAGGATCCTTTTCTTTCGATACGCTATCTACAGCTTTCTGGACATAGCGACCAACAGTTTTCTTGGAAAGTTCGTCGATCTGCTCAACATCTTCGTTGATACCAGCATGCTTATGAGCAGCAGACTTAGCTTCCATACGGAATAACTTTACTTTACCATGCTTGTTAGATGCTTTCCATCCAGCTTGGTCAGAACTACCAGGATGAGAATATGGCTTTACTGATGGCGTACCTTCCTCAAGTGTTTCAGCTTCTTCCTTAGCAAGAACCTTTACACGATTAGTATTACCATCCGTCTTATCAAATGCACGGCCGACGTTATGTAGACGCTTGTCTAGCTTTCGATCTGCCGCATAATTTGCATCAGACTTACCGTAGCCAGTACGTACGTATTCTTTCTTGTGGTCTGCATTTGCTTTATCAAGAGCCTTTGTACGGTATGACTTTAGAGTTGCATGTGAAAGCTCATCAATCTGCTCTTCTTCCTTGACAACTTTTTTCTTTGCTTTTTCTTTATCATAATCAGCATGCATGTGAGCAGGAAGTGCTGCACGGACTTGATCGCCGTATGCAGCAAGTGTCTTCTCAGCATCTGAACCTGGTTCTGGTGCAGCTTCTTGAATTGGCTCTACCTGATGAGGAGATGCCTTTGCAGCACCCATGCGGTACTGTGACTTTGAAGGATGAATGTCCCAAGGAATAATAGTCATTGTACCATCTTCATGGATATGACTAACCTTATGACGCTGACCCTTATGAGGACCAACATTAGGAATTACCATTGATCCCTTAGCTACTCTAGTCTTCTGTTCAACTGGTTTCTTTCCAGCAACTTCTAAAATGACATCGATTACTGAGGTTGGTGTATCTGCACCAGGTCTAGTTGTAAAGCTCACAGGATTTTCTCTCTTTGTTAATAGTTCGTACTTATGTTAGTCGTCGATTTGGCGACGGTATCTACGCATTTGATACTTATGATTATCACGTACGAACTCAGGATTAAGAGTATCTGTGTGAACGGCAGTAATAATAAACCCTTGTTGAAGACGAGCAGCAATAACAGGCTGATAGTCAATAGGTGTGTCCTGACCTACTTTCACTCGTTCTACTTGATAGAACAGCTTCTCAGGATGATAAAGAACAACAAATGTATCTGGAGCATTGCGGTCATATACACTTAGTGTGTTTTCATCAATCATCAAACGAGTAGCAATGGATTCTACGGCTTCGTTCAGTGCTTGTACCGTATCTGTGTGTGATAGAAGATAGTGAGTAACTACATTCTCAACAACTTGAACAGGAACATTGAGATCTTTAGCTGCGTTTTCGATAATCTCATAGTTCTCACCAATGACATCTTCGTATTCGTTTCGTACTTTTGAACGACGTTGTACTATTTCAGCAAACGTCTTTGTATCTCTGTATGTCATGTTGGAATGTAGTGCCTCTTGTAACTTGGTAACTGCTCTATAGTCAGTCGTATCAACATTTCGTGCCATTTCTCGAACAACAGAACCAGATACATGACCACGTGGATTTGCTACAATATTTACATTATCATAGTTCATGCGAAATGATGTAGGATCACTTGCATATGTTGATTCGTTTAAACGGGTGACCATATCAGAATATGTTTTAGCAGATCCACCAGCATCTTTACCAGTAAGTCCCTTCTGACCATCTCCAGCAACAATAGTTAGATCTACTGCATCGCATTCAAGATATAGATCATGCCATGCGTGAGCAAGAGCTTGTGCAGGGTTCTTAGTGTGTTCAGTATTACCTTCAATGAAACAATCTGCATTATTAGGATACAACTTACGAAGAGTTGCTACCTTTTCACTAACAGTTAATGGATCACGTTGACTTGTTTCATTTATTGTGCTTGGACCAAACACATAGATACGATGAACATCAGCAGGAATTGCTAACGTTTCATCAATCAGTTTTTGGTGTTCAATAGTAGGACCAGTAAAACGACCACCAGCAAACACAACATGAATACGCTTTTCAGTGCTTTCCTTTAGTTGCTCTGCTGGTTTGTCGTAGTAGTTCTCACGGTACTTTGAAATCGTGTCATACATAAGTTTATCAAAGTGCTCAGGAAAGTGCTTACGAAGCTCACGAAGAGTGTGAACTTTGATCTCATTATCCTTCTTAGGATCACCATCCATATGAGAAGCTGCTCGCTTGTCATACAACTTTGAAGCAAACTCATTGATTACTGCACGTTGTTCATGAGGTTGCAGATGCTTCTTCATAAGCTTTGCAGTGCCCATGAATGAAGACATCTTTTCTACATCACTATCGCTGCCTGGTTTACCAAATAGCTTCTCATGAATCTTTGATAGGTCTGTGTCGTACTTTGCATTCTCTGAGCCAAGTTCGTTATAAACTGGCTTACCATTATGCATCTTCTGCTTTCCATCTGCATCAAGAGATGGAATATGCTTGTCACGCATACCATATAGTTGTGAGAATGTTTGACCACGAATAGAAGTCTCACCTGAATATGATGACTTACCTTTCTTGATCTTCTCTACAACACCACGCTTTGCATCTTTACCTGTAAGAGCAAGTAATAGTACCTTATGAGCAGTACCCTTTAGACCTGCTTTCAAATCATCGATATGTGAGTTCTGAGAGAATTTAGCAAAGTCTGTAGGTGACTGAGTGTCTTTGTCAAAGTCTTTAAATTCAAAGTCTACTTGATGATTCTTGCCATCGTCATGTTTAACAATAGCAGAGACTTGACCACCTAACTGTTTCGTCCCTACTACTGTAAACTTTCCGTGTTTAGTACCAGGCTGCAATGCAGCTTTCACGATGTCTGCATGTTCTTTAGGTACCATAACATCAACGTCACCAAATGACTTCTTTAGTTTACCAAGAGCTTCATCATCAAGATCTTTACCCATGAAGTGAGCAGTTGATCCTGAGAACGCAGAAGCGTCATTGATCGACTTCATTCCGTATCCCCAGATCTTATGATCTGCAGACTTGTTAATGCTATGAAACATTCGCGTAAGATCGTTACGACGTTCTTTACGATTCTTAATGTTTAGTGGCTCACTTCCTTGGCCATCTACTTTGACGTTACCGCCCATATTATTTAATCCTCTTTCGTCGTTCAGACCACGCAGGGTCGATTACCTTTAGCATAGGCGCTGCTGAGTTAAATGGATGAATAACATATCCTTCTGTCTCAGGACCCCACTTAGGCTTGAATGTATTTAGAATATAATCGTAGATACGACCCATACCATACTGAGCTTGCTCAATAGTCATTAGATCGATATCAATACCAAATTCAATTGACTGAGCTACAAGATCTGTGTCCCATGTGAACTGATCAGTAGTGAATTGAGAATAGTCTAATGGTGGATTAACTGCACTATGAACAACAAACATCCCTAGATCAGCAACGTTCTTCATATTGTATGCAGTACCTACAAATTGCAAGTATGTACGACCATAAACGTCAACAGGCTTACCAAATTGACGGTAGAACACTTCACCTGAAATAGAAGTATGATTCTGTCGTAGATATTCTTTTAGTTTGAAGTTTAGTTGCAGTAAACTGTAGTGAAGGTGAGCAAATGCACTTGAGATTGTTGGATCAATGTTAGATCCAAACCTGTTGTATGCATCATTTACATAGTCACCTGGTTGACGCATCTTAACAGAGTGAGAGGTACGAGAAAAGAATCCCAGCTCATCGTATCCCACTTCAAACGCCATTCCGTCTGTTTTTTCAGTAACCGTACCACTTAAACGATAATCTGGAAACCATTCGACTAGCTCTTTGTGTGTTGCTGTGTGTAAGTGTCGAATAGGCTTACGAAGAGAGGTCGACGTCATAGTTAGCTTCCTTTACTACATACTCAATAAGATCAAAGTGAGGTAGCACTGCCAACGTGTTCTTTTCAACATCAGGAAAGGGAAACTGAGTCGTTGACTTCAGATTCGTTTTACTAAGAGGGTCTCTGTATTTGACATGAATAATACGATCTACGTCAGGCAAGTGCGTCACTGCAAGCGTATTACTGATGATTGTGACAGGAGTCAACTGAAACTTTTTGGAAATTTGTACAGGATTGACGTTAATGAATACAGGCACATTAGATGGAATTTCTTCGAGCTTCGACATCTTTCTCCATGTATCATAATCTGTTACAATGTTTGAACCTTCACAAATACCACGAACAAACCAGTAACTATTCGTCATTGGTGATAGCATGATTTGGGTCATCTCAAACAAATGATGGTTGTTGAGATCAGTAGTAACAATTGCGGTAATCATATAACGTGCTCAATACAAAAAGCCAGCAAAGTGCTGGCTCTTTAACATCTTATTTATGATTTCGCTAGATTAGGATTTGCTCTATTGTAGCATCTCCAGTTTCAGTATCTGGAGTAACAAGCCATCCTTCAAATGGTGTATCTGCATCTAAACAGCACTCATGGAACACTTTAGCATTACGTAGATTGTCTTCGTAAATGATTGCTAGATTCCAAATATTTTTCTTTAATAACTTTTCAAACACAGGACGTTTAAGCTCTGACGTTGGAACGTCGTTGTCTTGATCAAATCCTGCAAAATGAACAAGATCTGATGCAATATCAAGACCTTGATTACGGAATGTGACAATATACTTGACCATGTCATCCATTCCGCTTCGAGCGGTAACAAACGTTACATAATCGCCAAGCTCAATATGACTCTTTGCCCGAGCAATCATTGAAGGAATAGGAAGACATTCAGAGAATTTACTTGCACTATGATAAGGCGTAAAGTTGAACAAGCCGTGTTCATTCTCTGTAATCGTTCCTTTGATATTATCATGAAATAACGTATCATCGACATCAAATACTACTAAAGTGTTCATCCGTAAGTCTCTATAAGTTTTTTAGCATACATTTCAATTTCAGCATAAAGAGCAGGAGCATTAAGCTTTAGATCAGCTCTGCCAGTACCTATTCCATCAACAGGATAATATACGTTAGATCCTGCTTTTAATGTACGAATGACATTACTAAACCCCTTACGTACATGTTCAGCACATTCAGGATTATCGTCTGTAAAGAACGCATCTGGTTCATTCGTCGGTTTCCATTTAACCTTTATACCAAGAGCATTTGGAAGTCCACGAATAACTGCTTGTCCTGATTTAGGACCTGTTCCTGTACCAGCGACGTTGTCGCCAAAGACGACATATCCATCGTCAATAGCGGCAACAGTCTGTCTAGTATACCAAGGGTGGTAGATTATGAATCTACCTTGCTTAGGCTTTTTTACCATCATCCAGCAATCGATTGGAGATCTTATGATCAGCACGATTCTTATTGAATTCTAGCTTCTCTTCAATTGCACCTTCAATGTCAAGATTGAATTCATCTGCAACATAGTAACACGCAATCAATGCTTGTGCTACGCCATTCACAAATTTATCACGACCTGTGGTCTTACGCCATCCTTCCATTGCTTCTGATACACGATCTACAATAAACATAAGACGTTCTGAAAGATTAACATCTTCGCCTGGTGTTTCTTCATCGTATTGAACAGCAAGTGCATTTACATCATCCCAAATCCAATCTTCTAACACAATACGTTCTGCGCCAGCAAGATCATGAAGACGAATTGCAGCATCTGCAAGTTCTACTTCATCCATTGCACGATGTGGTAGCTTATCATCAGGCTTACCATACACAGTGCCTTCGTTTGCTTCTGAAAGTTCAGTAACAACAAGCATCAGCATCTCAGGACGTGAACGTGTTGCAAGAATGGATTCACCGGTTACAATGTTTGTCCACCAACCTGCTTCCACGTTGTTTGCATGAATTGTCTTTGATCGTTCATTCAACTTTACATAATCTAACATATTATACTCCAATCATTTTAGAAGTGTAAACAAACGGCTTTCCGTTTGCAATTTCATTTTCAAGATAGTCACCGAAGATCTCAAATCGAACTTCTGCATCAAATTCATCAGATCCTGCAAGTTCAGCTTGAATCGATCGAATAACTTTGATCAGTGATTTCAAAGAGATGTTGCCACCACCTTCATCATTCATCCCAGCAGCATGCATCTTTCCTGCTCGCTGGTTCATACTCGTACTTCCAAACGGCCAAACAAGAATGACGGTGTCCATCCACGAAATCCATTACCACCATTCAGTTGATTTGCATGAAGCTTAGCAGAACGTGAGTCTGTAAACTCTGCAATAATTTGATTTGTTGGCGTTTCAATTACCTGCCAAGGATTATCGTTGTCTGAATGGTGAACCTTGTAAGGCTTAACCACGTTGCATGAACTTTCCAAATGGGTCATCATCTTCTTCCTCATTCTCACGTTTAACACTAGCATTATGAATATTCTGTTGACTGTTATCAACGTCGTAGATTCGTTGTTTGTCTTTATCTACTCCGATGATGAACTTTCTCATCTTATCTTTGTTTGAGTAACGACTCTTCTCCTGTCTACACAAAAATTGATTCAACTCTTCAAGATCTTCGCCTTGAGATACAACTAGATACCAGTCAGCTTCTGCAGGAATACCCCATGATTCGCCAACATCTGTAATCGTAGGATCACTATTATCGAAACCACCACGATTGACCTGAACTGCAGTCCAACCAATAGCTTCTTGTTCCTGACAAAGTGCACGCTGCTCTTGAGCAACAGACTGTAGGTATGTGTGCTTTGCAACACCACCTACTTTATATCGACTACTTGCCATAATGCCAAGGTAATCGAAGATGATAACATCAGGAACGAAACCAGTCTTGAGTTTAAGCTCTTGAATGTGGTGACGAATGTGACCTGTATGAGCACTACCTGATGGATACTCTTTGATCTTGAGACGACCTTGCGTCTTTTTCTTTACGTCTGCAATCTTCTCAAGAAACCATTTCTTTGGCATCTTCTTTTGATTGTCAAGTGCAACATCAAGAATATTGCCATAGATACGTGCTGCAACCTTCTCTTCCGACATTTCGAAAGAGATGTAAAGAACATTCTTGCCTTGAAGAAGATAATCTCCTGCAAGGTGACATAGGATAAGAGACTTACCTACGTTCGTATTGTGTGATTCAACACCATTTGCATAGTAGCGATGTTCAGGATGATTGATAACAAGATCAACAATAGGTCCTACTTTACCTGTAGTTGTTACCTGTCCAGCAACTAGACCTTTGTCTGTGCAAATGTTGATTGTAGCAATACCAGGTGTGAGCTGCATAATCTCTTTTGCAGTCATCCAACCATAAAGATTAGTCTTGAATAGATGGTCACCATTACAGTATACATGACGGCGATCTTCAAGAGTTAGAACATATTCGTCATGATATCCTTTGTCAACATACTGAGACACAGGAACGAAACCATCTGGTGAATGAATTGTGACTTCAATTCCTTCTTCAAGAAGCTGTTTAATTCGTTTTACTTGTACAACAACCGTACGAGGAATACCGTCATACAGGTAACGAATTGTTACTGGCGTATTAGGATCAATACATCCTGCCTGTAGAATATTCAATGTCTTTGATTCTGCACCACCTTCTGTTGCTCGGTTAAAAGCATCAATTAGGAACGGAATCTTGACAGCTTCGCCATGTGACATATCATACTGACGTTCAGCATCTTCAAGAACGTCAAGACCAAGCTCACTATCGAATGATACTGCTAGTGCTTTACGTAGCAGCTCTTCGATCTCACCTGATGCACGCTTTTCATCACCAAGGATACCAATAGATTCACGAAGAGCATTATGAACGGCTCTGTCTTTACAGTATTTTTCAGTTTGATCTCGAAGCCAATCATAATCAACAGGACGACTATTCTGGTTCTGATCAATTACTTCCTTAGCACTATCAAATACCTTTTCATTTACTGTATCCTGCTCAAGTTCAATACGAATTGCAGTAGGTGTTGGTAGGTTCTGATATTTCTTTGTATACTTCTCAATATACTCAAATACAGTACGATTGCCTTCATTTTCAAAGTATTCAGAAGAGAGATACGGAAGAACATCTCGACCGTATCTCTCATTGTGAAACAACTGATTAATGATTTGTGCTTCGAGATTCATTATTCCTCAACTGTTGCTGTAACTTTAGGTCCTAAAATTGGACTTGCGCCAAGTCTAAACTGGCCTTCAACCCAATCGTTGAACTTATCGTCTTCGATTAGATCTTCCCAGTAATCAACTGCACCATCACTATCCCACCAAGAAAGTTTCTTCTCTTCACCAACTTCGCCTGTTTCAGCGTTGACTGGTGCATAGAATCCTTTCTTTGTTCCTGTGATCCATCCAGCTTCAAGTGCTAGATCAAACAAACCTGAGTAGTAATTGAGACCCTTATCGAATCCAACTGTTACAGTAAGCTTTGTTTGCTCTTTAACAAATCGTGACTTCTCAATTTTGATTACGTAATTGTAACCATGAAGCTCTTTTGTAGCACCCTGACCAGATGCATCCTGTTGACGACCAAGGAAGAAGATGTTGTCTGGTGCGTATACACCGCCAGTACCACCACCTTGAACTTGCTTAGAGAACATTTCTAGCGTCTGGTATGTGTGATTGACAACAGCCAAGTTGAGATTCTTGGATGCAAAGTGAGGAGTGACAATACGGAAGAATGACTTGAGAACCTTTGCTCGAGTCATATCTGCAGCTTCCTTACCAGATGCTGCGTCGTCTGTTTCCTTCTTTGATGCAAGCATACCGATTGAGTCAACAACCATGAATACGTGATCACCACGTTCTAGCTCATTAAGCTGATTAACCATTTCACCACGAAGATCTTCGATTGTGTGAACTGGTACGTGAACAACACGAGTAGGATCAATGCCAAGTGACTGGAAGTAGCTTAGAGGTGAACCGAACTCTGAATCGTAAAGGATTGCAATACCATCTGGGTATTTGTCAAGATACGCCTTTACCTGAATAAGACAGAAAAGAGTCTTGAAGTGCTTTGATGGACCTGCCCATGATGTAATACCTGGAACGAATCCACCACCACGCTTTGGAAGACGTCCTGAGAATGCAATGTTAATAATAGGAATTGGAAGAGGAATGATATCCTTATCCGTAAAGAACTTAGATGTAGCGATTGTAGCAGCACCAGTTGCACTGATTGACTTCAACATACGCTCAGTAAGTGAAAGAGTCTTTGTAGGTTCTTTTGCCATGTTTCTCCTCGAATTGTTAGCAGTACCTTGTACTAGAAATGCGTGTATTAGTCAACGAAAAACGCATCTAATGTTGCAGTTTTCTCAGGATTCCAGCCAATAGCATCCGTAATAGTCTTCATAGGTTCAAGGAACCCTTTCTCAAACTGAATACGTCTGCTAATGTATTGATCGATCTTGAATTCCTTTGGCATTGTTGAGTTGAATGCAAGAACAGGAACACCAAATGGATTGTTCTTATCCATGTACACATACTTAATCTTTTCGCCAGATTTGATCTTTGGACGATTAGTAATGTTCAACTGATCAAGAAGCAAGTTATGGAAGATTGCTGCCTTAACTTGAAGAGGACATCCTTTAGCAAACAGATTCTTTTTATCTGACCATTTTTCAATGTCACTTACACCTTTGGGCGTTGCAATCTCATCAATAGGAAGTTCATCGAACTCCTTTCTTACTTGTGCCACGTAGGATTGAAGCTTTGTTTCCGATCCCTCGACGATGACATCAATTGCTGTTTTAATTCGTTTTCGTGCAGCTCCTGCAGTAGACGATCGAACTGCTTCGATGCCAACAATCTTTTTCTTCGGTGTGTCATATTGTACTCCCTCATTGTTATATACATTGAGGATGTAGTGTTTCTTACCAGTCCAGATACCAACGTCAGCAAGAGCTTCTCGTTTCATATCCATCTTGTTTACTGGTGCACGTACGTACTCTGACAGCTCTTGATATGCCTTTGCAATTGTAGGCATCAACGTGTCTTCACAGAACTTGTCCATGAATGCAATGATTCTAGCCTTGTCTGTTTGATCTTTAAACAGTGCATCAATCAACATCTCAAGTGAAATGTACAGTGAGTCTGTATCAATAGCAATAACGAAGTCTTTATTGTTCGTCTTCAAGATCTTGTTAAGTTTCTTGTTAACTGCTCGCTCAGCCCACTTAATAGCAAGCTGACCAGACTGAGTAATTGCTTCTGCGTTATCAGGATCGAACCAACGATTGTAGATGTTTGCAAGTGCACCATAACCACCGTTGAGGAAGATCTTGGTAGAGTGCTGGAGGTTGTCGAACTTCGACTGAGCCATCACCCACTTTTCAATCTCTGCTGCTAGTTTTGCAAATTCCTGCTGTTGCTTTGCATTGAGCATCTCTTTCTTGTAAAGTTTACGCTCATCAAACAGCAACTGCATGATTGCAGGAATGAATCCTTGAGTATCTGTTCGATACACACAACCATTTGCTGCTAGAACTTCGTTGTCTTCAAGATAATCTGCAGGAACAATTGATCCATCCATGATACGATCAGAACGAATACCTTCGATCTTGCGCACAAATGTTTCAGGACTGATGTTCCACTGAATATCAACGTGAGGATATAGTGATGTCAAGTCGACGGATACAGGCCATCTATGAAGACCACACTGCGGATCTTTTACGTGACCACCTTCAATCTTGAAGTCACGAGTAGTGATCTTGTCGAATGGAACAACAATCTTACGATCCATCAAGTAACGATGAATCATTACGTCCCATGGTCGCACAGTACCATAGATATCTTGGTAGTTGATTCCTGCTCGGTATGCGAATCCTAGAGCAATATCAATCAGTTTTAGCTTTTCATCGAGTTGATCAACTCGCAAAACGTCGACGACGTTGTATTCAGCATAAAGCTGTGGGTTCTCTTTGTACAGCGTACCTAGATCGCCATACTCGCCATAATCAACCTTACCTACGCCAAGTTCCTGTTGACAAATGTATTCAAGTGTCATTGACTCAGGACGACCCTTTAGAGGGATCTGAAACTTCTTATATAACTCCATGTAATCAAAGTCAGCGATACCAAGAATTGTGTACACAGTGCGTGTACCGAACTTATCAACAATCTCACGTGACTGAATTACACCCCATGGTGACAAGCGCTTTGCCTGATCTTCACCAAGGATTCGAGTGATGCGGCGAATGATATATGGAATATCGAATCCCTGAATATTCCATCCAGTGATTGCATCAAGACAAAGCTGCTGCCATACTTCAAGAAACTTCTTGAGCATGAGAACTTCATTCTTAAACTGATAGTATGTAACATTTGGAAACTTTGACGTATCAAATGGTTTTAAACCAAACGAATGCATCTGACCATTATGTGATAGAGTGATCATTGTGATCTCTTTATCAGCAGTCTCAATGTTTGGATAGCCACCTTCAACATCAGTTTCGATGTCGATATCACCTACACGAATTGTCTTGCGATCATATTCGTTTGGTTTGAAATTGTGATAAATGTACTGGTATGGCCATGTGGAGAACCCATGAATGTTCATCCCCTCCACACCTTTGTATTTGTCTACGAACTCTTTTGCTTCATAGATTGAACTGAAGTCAAGCTTTTCAAGCGACTTACCGAACACAGTTTTGTAATCACCATCCGCTGATTCCATAAACAAATATGGCTTATACGGAATGGTCTCTTTGATACGTCTGCCGTTTTCGTAACGAATAACAAGCAACTTACCTTTGTATTGATGAATAGAACTATAAAAGCTGGTCATAATCCTCTAATATAAACATGGAAACAGGTGCCAACTATACAGTGGACACCTGCTTGAAGTCAACAATTTTAATGTTAATCGTTAGATGAGTTAAATAAGATAGGTTAGAAAACTTCCTTCAAAATCTTCTTAGCACGAGCACCTGTAATATGACCTTTATGGTCATATACGGAAAAGGAATTTCTAGTAAGCATTTTAATAGCCCAAGTATCGACACCATCTACTTTGAAAAATGCTCGAATCATAGTAATACCAGTTTTACGTTTGATGTTCGAGATAACCATTTGATGTCTCCGTCTGTGCATTCCTTATAGGCTGCAATTATCTCTTAGTCAACGTCCTTTATAAAATTAATTGGAAGAAGGTCAAACTCAGGTTGAGTAGGATCCTTTCCATCTTTGATATCTCGAATATAACTGACAACACGATCCCAATCAGACTGTTTCATTACATAAATTGGCTCGTAGTTAGCAAATTCTGCAAGCTCATATTTCATTAGAACACCTTCACTTTCAAGTTAATACGACTCGTCGATCGAATCCATTGCACCGTTGTTTTCGATATCGACTTCATCACCAGTCTTAGCGACTGCAAACAGCTTTGCTGCAAACTCAGCAGGCAGTCGAATGCAACCATGACTTGCTGCATAACCAGGATTGTGACCTGCATGCAAGGCAACACCATCCCACGTCAGACGAAGCATGTGAGGCATCGGAGCATTGTTATACTTCGACGAACGATGATTTGCATCTTTCTGGAGGATCGGAAAGATACCAACAGGAGTGTCCTTACCAGCCTTACCAGTTGAAACGCTGCTGACACCAATGACAGCACCACCACGATAAACATATGCCATCTGCGATGCGATGTCGACAACGATACGAATGCGACCAGTCATCTGATCATCAGTCCATTCGAACTTACCAGCAGGCAGTACGATATTGTCCATGTTAGGAAGCTCTGCCTGAGCTGCAATCGGAGTAAACACAAGAGCGAGAGCTGCGAGAAACTTGAACATGATTTATTCCTTCCGTCTTACAGATTAGATATAGGCTCCAATCACGCAGAAGGCAACAGGTTTGTTACGGCTTAAATGATAATTTTGGAGTAGCGACACTGAATGAATCAAGGTCGACACTCTCACAACCACCAAAGTAATCTGTACCAGGATTTAAAATCTTGATCCATCGATCAAAATCATCCTGCACTTCAATTGTGTACTCAGCGATTTGCTTCTCGACTTTTTCAAAAGCAGCTTTTGCTTTGTCGTAGTTTGACCAGCAACCAAGGATTGCTCCATGACCACTTGCATGGCCAAAGCTATCACCGCTACCATAACGCATTGATAGAACAAACACATTAGTGTCTGTATCAGCTACAAGGAATCCTTCTTCATTGTATGAAGTGTTATAGTCTTCATCGACTACTTCGACGCTCTCAACACTAAAGCTGTATTCAGCGCTCCAAGGTGCCCATTCACCGTCATCTTGGAAGCTACTGATACATGATTCTTCGTATTTTACTACAACTCTCATAATATAAATCCTTTATTAGAGGTATTTGACACCTCTGTTCATAATTTCTTGACGATCTGGCAGACCATTGGTACCACCGTTGATAATCTTTGTTTCAGTAAGAACATTTGCATCGTCATCATAACGATCCAATCCATTAACTGTCCAGAACCAAGCTGCACCAATCCAGAATCCTTCGTCAGTCTCAAGGAATGCAATTGCTTGGTCAACTGTCATATTCAACCACTTAGCAAGCTTAGTGTAGTTGTCTTTTCCAGTAATCTGAATTCCGCTACGACCACGATGCTTCCAACCATCACCAGATGATTCAGGACCATTGCCCATGCGGTTTGCATATACGCGGCTTGCAATCTTTTGAGGTTGACGCGCATATGCGTTTGCAAGAGCAGTCGTTGGGAAATACTTTCCAAACACCTTACGAAGACCATCAGCAGAGTAGTTTAGATTCTCTACACGAAAAGCTCCCTGCGCAGATTCATGACCAACCTGTGCTAAGAAGCTTGCTACTTCGTATTTGTTTTCGTTAAGACTATACTTCTCAATTGTCTTGTTTAAACCAACAAGCAACGACTTTAAAAGTGCTTCTGATTTCTGATCTGACCAAATCTTCTTTAATTGGTCAAGTGTTACTACGATTCCCATTGCTTTCTCCATTTCGGAGATCGCCGACACTGTAAGTTTGAGTATGTGTACTCACCGCGCCTAGTCTAAGGATAATCTTTAGTAAGGGATCATAATAATAAACACTATCGACAATCACCTTGCTACTAAGGTTATATTGTTCGTAGTACTTATCTCCAACGATATCGAGAGGATTTTCATGCGCTTCGATCGTTAAAATGTTGCCAACACGAGAAACAATAATGTCTTCTGGATCAATTCCAGGCATTTGAATCTCAATACACTTCAATGAATCATAAGGTGTTTGTGGAGGCTCCTTCATAGAAGCACTCCACAAATTAACCCAAAATCGCGTAAATCGGTCAGACATTTGGATTTGACCCATTACCCCATGATTTCGGAAGAACGTAGCCTGCAGCTTCCTGCTGATCCTTGACCCTCTGGCGTACTTCATCCATCGTGATTGGCACGAAATCTGTGTGTTCACATGAAACATTCAGATAACGAGGATCAGGACGAGTAACTTCTGTTCCTGTGCGTACAGTTTCATACAGATTGTGGCCTTGCGTGATGATCTTGTCATGCAGATGGCCATGCACATTTGCACCAAATCGCTCGATGCACTGCTCATGAACAGGAATATGTGAGAAGATCAGATCACCCTTGACCTTGTATGCTGAGATCTCACGAAAGTAAGGTGCCAGCAGTGAGACAAAGTGGATGTCGTGATTGCCCAGCAGCAGATCCTTTACACCATTCAGACGATCCATGATTGGCAGGAACTTCTTGTTGATCACTACATCGCCCAGATGAAGAACACGATCGTCAGGACGAACGCGGTCGTTCCAACGCTGAACCATGATCTCGTTCATCTCTTCTGCATTCGCATAGGGACGCAGAGGCGAACCATCAGCTTTCGTGAACTTTGTGCACACGCTTTCGTGACCGAAGTGCGTGTCAGACACAACCCAATAATTACTCATTTCAAAAATTCCTTTGGATCAATCACCTTGACGAATGAAGTTTCCTTCTTCATCTTCACCAAATACTCTAACACCTGAATCGACTCTTTGTCAACAGATTTAATTGAGTATGTTGTAAACGTTGCTCCACGTGTTGCAAGAGCAGCATGTTCGTCAACTTCAAACTGATATCCTGACCGAACGTCATCCCAATAATATGGAGGACCAGATTCGATATCAGGTCGCTTGTTCAAATACACTGTAACATTACGACCTTTACTATCAATTGCATGAGCAGATACCTCATACACGCTCTTGATTTTGTCGTAATCAGTTCCTTCAAGCATTTACTTTCCTTTCTTCATCTTATTTGCGTAGTATGCAGCATTTGCGTACGTAATGTTTGAATGCTCTGCAGCAACTGCCTTTGCAATAGCGTGAGCAGATGAAGAAGGCATACGATGAATCATTGCCTGAACAATATCAGCTTTACTGCTAGTTTGTGTAGGATGTGTTATACCAGCAACTTTTAAAGCAGATACTGGTTTTAATTCAGCATGTACTGGAGTGGTATCAAGTGTTTTAGGTTCTTCTGCTTTCCATCCTGCATACTTTTGTCGAGCTGCATCTAGTTTAGTTTGAATTTTACTTTCAGCATCACTTTGTTGAGATTTATGATAATTCGCTTTTTGTTTACGACGTTCAACAGCAAGACTTAAACGATCTTTTAACTTTTCAATCTCAGGATGTTCTTTTGGACGTGTATAAAACATAAATACCTCTAGTTAATTGTCCTTATACTTAGAGATATAATGAAGGTCAAGCGCATCATCTACGCCCTCAGCATATGACATGTCTGACGACCAACGTTCATCATCGATCTGCTCAGCTTGAGCTGCAATGAATCCTTCGTCGTATGCAGCTTGATCGAAGTCAAATATTGATTTGTTAGTAATAGAGTCGTTCATAGGTTGTTCCTGATCTTGCCTTTCGTCCTTGACTAATAGCATGGATTTGAGAAGCGATACTGCCTTGACCACTAAATGATTGATTTGCTTTCTTCATCTTTTCATTAATCTCATCACGGTGACGAGCCATCTGACGAGCAATTTCATTTGTCTGAGCAAGAACTTGTGCATGTAAATCAGTAATAGGAGGCTTGTAGTGACTACGCTTGTCCCACCAACGAGCTACTTTAACACATAGAACATTCCAAGCAGAACGTCGTGCACGAATAACTACAGGTCGTTGCTCAGCCTTCGCAAGTGCAAGTTGACCAGGTGCATGATACTTCTTGAGAATATCAACATCAAGATCCTGAGTAATCAAAGCATTGTATGCGATCTTTGTAACGAGCCATTCATCATGCTGACCAGCTCGAATCTGCTGTTCTGGATCTAATCCTACTACATAGCCAGCAGCGATCACAGCTTCGCGAGCTCTAATCAACGCTTCATCATGTTCCATTTTAAATTCCTTAATATGGTTTCCTCTGCTAAATACTACATATTATTTGAAAAGGAAACCAAAAAATGACAAAAAGCGAAATTAGTCGACGTGCTGCTACTATGCGTTGGAAGAAAGAAAACAAAGAACGTGAATTAGCAGGAGCAAAACGCCGCCGTGAAGAAAACATTGAAGATGCTCGAGAATATGGCAGACAATATTATCACAAGACAAAAGATAATAACAAAATCAATGCCAATCACAAAAAATATAGAATAGAAAATCCTTGGTATCAAATGTATCATACTGCTAAACGTAAATCAAACAGTAAAGATATACCTTTTAACATTACTCAAGACTATATTAAAGAAATATGGCCTCTTGATAATAAGTGTCCTGTATTTGGTATTGAATTTACAAGAACAGAATGTAGAGATACAAGCGCATCTCTTGATCGTATTAAACCACATTTAGGTTACGTAGTTGGAAATGTATGTGTTATTTCATGTAGAGCAAATAGAATCAAAAATGACTCCACTGCAGAAGAACTACAACAAGTTCTTAACTATGTTTTATCTGTAACCTAAAAAGAAGGGGACCGAAGTCCCCTGAGTGTGGATTACATCAATTACTTAATCTTTTTAACAGATATTTTACCATAAGCACTATGACCATACCACATTTTTGCTTCTCGAATAACATTCGTAGCAGCAGTATTATTTCCTTCGGCCAAAAACTTATTTGCTTTTACCACATTTTGCTCAAGAACTTCGCGAGCTTTAATCATCTTCTCACGAGCAAATTTGTAGTTTTTATGCTCAATAAAATCAACACCATCGAACTTTGCATATTCTACAACATACTGAGCCATTGCTGTATTCCTTTCGTTCTATGCATCCAATATAGGCTTCAATATGACAGAAGGCAACACCTAATTACATGAATCGATTAACTTCTTTCAGCTTACCACCACGAAGGCGACCATCAGGCGTTCGATTAAGATACTGAACGGTACCTAGTGTCCCGATATAGTCATCTTTGTTGGCGAGTAGGGACCTGCAGTAGTCGTGATCTCCGATGATTCCGACTTCGCTTGTGTCACCGTTTTCGAGTTGGACGATTGCACGTGCTGCGATCTCTGCACGGCTGCCGCGACCAGGTTGAATGTCCTTGATCGTGAACTCCTCATCGATAAACTCCTTGATCTTTAGGTTGTTGCGTGAACGCTTACCTTCATAAGGTGCATCAATAGGCTTGCCCATAGCACCTTCGTAGTTTTCACCCTTCCACTTTGCAAAGTAGTCGGCTGCCTGATCAGCAGTACCTACTTCACGAGGAGTTACAACAATGTATTTCGTTTCTACAATATGTGCAATTGGCTTTGGACCACTAAACAAAGCTTCAAGAGTGGCGCGACGTTCCTTTTGAGTTAGATCAGGATGCTCTGGAAATACAATGTCGTATACCCAGTACTGAACAACTTCCTTTGTCTTTGCAAAATGGTCTGCATCAGGCTTCTGCTTCTTTAGCAGTGAGCTGATCTTATTGAAGTTATCATGGAAGTCATGGTTGTAAAGCTCACCATCAATCTCTGCAGTAGGATGGATCGTAAACACCCACTTAACATCTTCAAAGATGTGTGGTGAAGACACAATAGGAAGACCGTCACGAGTGAACATGCCATCCTTTGTAATCAGACAGCGGAATCCGTCGAGCTTAGGTTCGAAACCAAACAACTGATCATCGGGAAAGAAGCGAAGCTCGTCTGCCCACTTCTTTGCAAGCATAGGCTTAACGCGAGACTTAGTGTCGATCTCTGCGATCGTTTCCTTATAGTCCTTGCGAAGCTGCTTTTTGTATAGTGCATTAACTTCCGCTGTTGCTTGATCTTCTGCTGATACTTCATTTGCACGCCCTACGTTCTTTGGCTCGCACTGAGTCCATGCAGCAATCGTCTTCTTGCCATCAATCTGACCAGAAATCGTACGGAATTTGCTTCCTTCAACTTCTGCTTGCCAGACCTGCACTGCACCAGCACTCGTACGTTTGTAGATCAAAGGATAAATCATTATTAAGCCGCCTTATTCATATCATTGTCATTTGCACCAACATATCGATGTCCTGAACGAACAAGATGCTTTAGTGCTGCGTAATTTGTTACTAGATCTACATCATACACAACTTGAGACTGACGTCCATAGTTATCTGGGTTTGACCAACCAGCAAGCTTTTCCTTACGACGGTTAAAATGCACGCCAGCAATCTCAAATCCAAGATTGAGCTGAATAGGAACCATTAGAACGATCCTTGTGAGTGAATTAGAATGTAATTGTTAGCATAATCAAGCCAATCCTTCTGTTCGTCGGATAGCTTCTGTCCATTACGCTCAGCAGAGATCAACGTCAACGCAGTTTTGTCTACGGCCTGAGCGTCGTTTACGGGAAGATTGTACACGAGAATATCCATTTTCTTTCCTCCATCCTTGCTGTGTCAGCGATTGGATAAAAGATATAGCCTCATTCTCTCTCAAAGTCAACGATGAACTGTAATGCGGACGATTTACATTCGCCTGATACAGGTAACCGTCCCAAACCACGTTAATGGTCTGAAGACGGTCTGGTGAAATGAACGTTTGATCATCGAACATTAAAAGTCGCTTTCTGTGTACCTGTTAAACTATTTGTTGGGCTGTTACCACACTGAAAACGAGCGGTGCGTACAATTTCATATTGACCTGGAACAGTAAAGAATGCATCGCTATCTCTAAAAGTCAACAGCCATGCAACAGATCTTTTCTCACCATCAGCAGTAGGAGGAACAGACAATTCAACTCGTGAATCACCAATAGATGATATTTGAACCTTATCAGATCCTGCAAATTTATGTCTAATAACACCATTGAAGATAATTGCACAGTCTTTTGGTACTTCTGCTTGATAGTTTAGCCATAAACGAACAGGTTTATAGTTGAGAGTATCAATTTTAGGACCAAAAGGCTGAGTAGACACGTATGTATTTGAGAACAATACAGCTTCTCGTGCATCAATTAGTGTAGTTTGTACATAATTGATTGCTACAATTCCTAATAGAAGAAATGCTATCCAGCCAAATAGTGGCTTAAACCATGCATGCTTCCATACTTTTAGTTTTTGCGACCAATTGTGTACTTTGATTTCAGGTTCCATTTTGCTCTCTGACTGTGAGGTAGAATTTTAATCGTTGTTACTGGAACTACAGGACTTGCAATCTTATCGCGACAAACGACAGAAACTAACCCCCACTGTTCTAGAAGATGACAAATTGTGTTTCGTCTTCCTAGATCTACATCAGAAATATCAGCGTACTTTCCATCAAGAACAAACATCTCTTTGAAATGCACAATGTATAATTTACCACGTTTGTGTAGAATATGGCATGATTGATACAAAGTGTTTGTTGACTTTGATGTTACACCAATTCGTTCAAGCGTTTCTTTAACCTTTAAAAAGTCGTCAGGTTGCTTTAGATTTACCTCGACGAGGTTGTTTACTTCGTTTACCATCACTTAATTCCATCTCGTTTATTATCTTTTCTTTAGCTTCGAGAGGAAGAAGCGATGCTATCTCTTGTGCACGTGTTTCATTACACTGATACATCTTACTAATTGCTACAACCGTCTCGTCACTTGTTTTTTTAGCCCATTTTGAAAAACGCTTTCTCTTGGGTATACTATTTAGATAATAGTGATATTGGGCGGATTTAGATAGCATATGATACTGATTCATATCGTTTGCATACAGAATCGTATCAGGAAAGTAAGACAATGCACGATTGATTAGAAACGGCACGTATTGATCACTTGTAGACTCATCAAAGATGTCTTCACGTGAACTTAGGATATTATTTGTAAAAGTGAATGGTGTAATATCAGTCATCTATGAATTTCATCTCTGAGTTTAAAAGTGTAGAACATACAAGGCAGAGGTTCACAGTAACTGAACCTGCTGCCGTTTGCATGATAAGAGGAAGAGTGTCGGCTTTCTTGAACTTCTTCTGACACCCTATACACTTTACTTTACCAAACATGTTGCCATAATCTCTGCTAAACATGCAGACAGATTAACTTGCTGATCTGCAACAAATGCAGATTGATACTGGTATCGTGCAATAATGATGATTAGATCACCGACAGATTGCTCAACTACTAGATCAACAAGACCTTCTGCAAGAGTTGTATAGATCTGTACAGCATCATTGTCGATAGTGTTAGCTACCCACTTACGCACTTCACCAAAGTTCTTATCCTTAAACAATGGCTTGATAAGACCTGCAAGTGATGCAGTTTGAAGAGTACCAAGAAGACCTGTATCAATCTTATCGTAACGCTGAGCATAATCTTGAATGTGGTTAATGATTGAACGCCAATTAGGCATCGTCTTCATTACATACGCACCAAGAGTGTCAAAATCGTACTCAACACCTTCTGCTTCCAAGATCTTCTGCATGCGACGAGTAAAATCGAGAGCAAGCTTAGGATATTGAGCTTTGGGTACAGGGAAACGTTCAGTGGTTAGTCGACTACGTAGTGGTTCAATGATTTTATTTTCATAGTTTGCTGTGAAGATGAATCCACAGTTCTTTGAGAACGTCTCAATGAAGTTACGAAGTGCAGGTTGAGTTGACTGAGCGTTTAGGTAATCAGCCTCATCAAGAATGACATACTTGCGTGTGCCACTAAAGCTGATCGTGGAAGCAAAGTCTTTGATACGATTACGAAGAGTATCAATGTTACCGTCAATAGAAGCATTGATAATAATGTACTCAAACCCTAGTTTCTCAAGTAGGAGCCGAGCAATAGTCGTCTTACCAATACCTGGTGGACCAACTAGTAGTAAGTTACCCAACAGCTTCTTACTAAGGATTCCGTTGACGAGAGCCTTTACTTCTTTTGTCGCAATAAGGTCTTCAACCTCAGTAGGACGATACTTTTCTGACCACACATGATCTAATAATTCTTGCACTATTCACCTCAAACAAAAAGAACGGAAGCAGAGCTAATCATACTTCCGTTCTTTAATTAACTCAACAGAGTGATTAGATTAGAATCGAAGACCGATACCAACCTGACCACCATGCTTACCAGACTTACCTTCGAAGTCAGTGTAACGATATTCTGCCTTTGTATAGACATTGTCAGTAAGAGCGAACTCTACACCGCCACCTACACGAAGACCATCGAGTGCACGACTACGATTACGGAAGTCGATCTCACGGAAGTTAGCATAACCAGCCTTACCGTATACCATCACTCGCTGATCCTGACCTAGAACGTATCCTAGACGACCAGAAACACCAATGTCACGATCGCGATCAAACAACTGATCAGTCGTTGCTTCTACACCAACACGCCATGGAGTTGCACCAATTGGAGCATCAATACCTGCATTAAGACCGTAAAGAACACCAGTGGTGTCACGTGCCTTTGTCACATCACTAAATCCAACAGTTGCTTCTACACGTGGACCTGTAAATGACTGTGCAGTTGCAGGAACTGCAGTAACAGCGAAACCAAGAGCAGCAACTGCTGCGATCAACATATTCTTCATATTCAAACTCCTCTTTTAGTTAAATGAACCAGCAATGAAATAGTCAATCTTAATTGACTCATTAACTGATGATGCCCTCATAATTCCGGACTGGGCGATTGTAATATCATAATCAATAGATTTAATCAACTTGTTTAAGTTGTCAACCTTGACAATGATACTAAAAGTTGCATTTGTTTTACCCACAGGTGTGACGTAAGTATTTGCAGACTTATCGACATCATCGTGAGCAGCGATGTACAAATCACCGTCTTGACCGTATACGATAACCTTTTCAGTGTTAACGATACTAATTCCTCTGAATACACGCTGATACGTTTCAGCAGTTAGCCTAAACGTAATGTTCTCAACATCATCAGGAAACTTGATCTGACCTGGGGCTTTAACAACCTCAGGACTTCCCATCTTTAGTACAAACTTACCAGTATTAGCACCAGCATTTGTAACAATGAGCTTTCCTCCGTTTTCATCAACTTCAATTTGAGGTTGATCAAACGTTCCAAGTGCTGAGTATAACTGTAGCATATCATACACAGCAAAAGGTTTCTCGATTGGTGAGTCTAAAGTTGCCACTGCAACCATTGTACGACCAGATGATCGATCTACACCAACACCACCGCCATCTTGAACTGATACTGTATTCCCTACTGGAAACACAGCACCAACATTCGTAATAGCAGTAAAGTTCTTAATAATCTCCATTGTTGTTGGAGTAATTAGCATCGTTATTTCTTCCTTACATTACCAGCAGATGGATCAACCTGGATCGAAGCAAGATGTCCTAAGCTTCCTCCGAATGTATATGTTCCAGTATGACTTAGTTGAATGAATGGACACATCCAAACCTTCATATCTGCCTTACGTGCATTCCAACAGAAGAAGTAATCTTCTGATAGATAGCGCTTTGTTTCTGGATCAATTACACAATCGAAGTATGCATGAACCTCTCGATCACCAGTGAAATGCTCAGATCGAATATGATCTGGCTTGTAACTGAGCTCAGGAGTTGCTAAACGATATCGTTCAAAAACAGAACGAGCAATCATCATAAATCCTGTTCCAGCTTCTGCTACCTGGAATGGTGCATCAAGACGCACAACACCATCAGACACTTTAGGATCTAAGTTAATGACAAAGTCACCAACATAATTTTCAAGAGCATTTGGATTTTCATCCGCTACACCCTTGTCGACGGCAACCTTGATCTTTTCCCATGATATGCACTTCTTTGGATAAGGTCCACAGAGAATATCATATTCTGTATCATCATTCATCATGTTAAGCATGATCATGACATCATCAGGTGTGAACCCAATATCAGCATCAATGAACATCATATGTGTGCAATCGGTACGTAGGAATTCATCTACACAATAGTTACGAGCACGTTGAATCAAGCTCTCGTTGAACATAAAGTAGTGATGCAAGTGAATACCAAACTCTTTACACTTAGCAACAAGTGCACCGAAGCTGGAAGTAAACTGACCTGTACACATACCGCCATACATTGGTACAGCAAGAAATAAGCGCTTTTTACGTAGATCTTCTAAATTAATTTGTACTTGCATCTGGTGGTGTCTCTAAGTGTCCTTTCGTATCGTTGTAGTAACCAGTATAAAGATGTTCTGTTTCAGCTTTATACATAATGTATTGTCCTATTCGGCAGCCATGTTGTAACATGATCGACCGTGGACCAGGATTGTGTAAAGTGCCACCGACCATGCCAGAATAGCCACTGTCGTATAACCCGCAAGTAAGCATAAGACCATTACGAGCAAGAGTAGAACGGGGGACAATCGTGCCGACGTAACCTTCTGGAACAGTTGTCTCATGTGGTGTGTGAAACTCTACAATAGAATGTGGTGGGATAATCCAGCAGCCAATACCTGTAGTTGCATCAATTTGACTAATAACAGGCTCACGGCTAGCAAATTGCTTTGGTGCATCTTCTGAGATCAATACAGTATCACCAGAATTAAACACCAATAACGCTGATGCACGAATGTCAACAGCGTTTGGTTGAATGCATTTAGCATCAATATTTGTAATGTAGTTCTTACTGTGTACGATCATTGTTTACCGCACCTCCAGTATAAGCAACACCACCACGGCTTAGAAGTTCCATCATCTTATTGACATCGATTTCAACTTCTGATGTACGTTCACGCGGTGATTCCATCACAGGCTGACCTTGATCGTCTGAATCTACATCATCATGAGAAGGATTAGTATAGAACTCATTGTGCATTGCAAGAACAGTATAGTGAAGAGCCTTTAGAAGATCTTTACGATTAGCACCTTCCTTCTTGCCGAATCGTGCTAGATACTTCATTGCAGTACCAACCGCAACTGGAGTCATGATACCAAGTGATTTCCAGTAGTCGAATAGCTGAATCTCTTGATCACCAGCATAATGTTGTCCATATGTGGACTTGATATAATTGAAAGCCTCATTGAGGATTTCGTCTTCGTTATATTTCATAATGTAAAATACTCAGTTATCGGTGAGCTCGATCTACTAGATCGTCAATGACCTTCATGTTAGACTTGATCAAAGGAACGTTACTCTCCTCAAAATCTAAGTCAAAGTCAACATGTGTTTGCACTTTACCATGTTCAAGACCAGTAGGTGAATCATCAAATTCTACACCTTCAATACCAGCCCAAACTGCAGCAGAACTATCCCACGTGTCAATAGTACCGTCTTTGATCCACTCGCGAAGCAATATTACTTCATTAGGACCATCAGTCATACCAAGACAGTGAATCTTCTTGCCATTTGACTTAGCAAGCTGCAGAAGACCTCGCTTAGATAGTTCATTGAACATTCTCCAACGACTCACAAATCGTTGAGTAAGATTACCATCAACACCATATGCATTTGGAATACCAAGAATAGACATACCAATGTAGTCTACTTGTGGAGCTGATGCAGCCCAAGCAAAAGTAGCGATATAGTCTTGCAAGTCGCCAATCTGACTCTGTGGAACAAAGAATGTTCCAAATTTAGCTTTCTTGAAGTCATCAGCATGATACATTGCTGCACTGATTGTCTCGTAACCTGGTTTGTTTGGATAGTCTGGCATGACTAGATAGTCTGCCTTAACGTGCTTACCAAGTTTAATCATCTTGTCGCCATCAAACATTGGCAGTCCAGCACGATACAATTCGTATGCGCTATTATCAAGAATGTATGTTTTTACTTTGCTTGTACCTGTAAACTCATCTCGTTTAGTAGCGATATCAGCATAAAACTTAGTATACTGAGAGTCGCGTTCAACAAGATGAGCTAATAGCAGGTGAGTTTTGTAGTTTTTCAGATCAATCTTGTTAAGATAATCTGTAGGCGCAATGTGCGCAAAGTCCATGCTAAATACTCCATATGTTACAAAACTACTTATGAGTTTGCAAATGAAAACTAGAGAAGAAAAACTTCAATATCAAAAAGAATGGCGTCAAAAGAAAAAGGAATTAGATCCTACTTACTGGCAACGTAATTATGAAAAACATAAAAATTATTATGTAGATGCTGCTAAAAGACATGCTAAAGAAAATCGTACAGACGTTCGAGCATATTATCAAGTATATTATCAAGATCCTTCAAAAGTTAAAGCATCTAGAGATTCAAATAAAAAATGGCGAGCATCATCTCATGGAAAGGCATACAAAACACATGAGAGTGCTTTACGTAGATCTGCAATGAATCGAATCATTGCTCGTAAATATAGAGAGGACCTAACTACAATCTATAAAAATTGTCCTAAAGGACATCATGTAGACCACATTGTACCTATTAATGGAAAATACGTTAGTGGTCTACATGTACCTTGGAATTTACAGTATTTGACTGTTAAAGACAATGAGTCTAAATCAAATTACCATATTAGTGAAAAAGCATGGAATTAAGCGTTATGCGGAAGACCAGCATGCTTCTTACGAAGTTCTGCTGCATAATCTTCATTTTCTTTGTCATCTGCAGCTTTTTGTTCAGGTGTGCGTGCTGCCATTTTAGCTCGTTGGCTATCACGAAGAGCAGTAATACTCTTATTAGTCATATTAGGACGTCGGTCAGACAAAGATTCACTAATACCGTGCTTCTTCTTCATTGCAGCACGATGACCTTTATAGTCGCCGTATCGAGTACCTCTACCAATTTCAATTTCTTCTTCTCTCGTACGTGGCTTATCTGCTGCAGCACCAATCTTCCAATCAGCTTCTGACATTAGATCAGCTTCATATTCATCAGATTGTGATTCTGTAAGAGGTTCTGAACCTTCTTCACCTTCCTTGAGGTGCTTAACCTTATAGCCCATGTCATGAAGATCATCGACTGCTGAGTCATGAATAACTTCACCAGCTTCAAGATGACCCTTAATACCCTTGACAACCTTAAAATGAGTACCCTTAGTACCATGTGGCTTTAGATGAACAGTACCTTCATCAAGTGCTTCGCTGTCTGTATTCTCTACTGTATCAATCGCAGTTGATGCTTCTGGCTGTGAATGAACTGCAAGTTCTTCACGAAGTTGCTGGAATGTCTTCATGTAATCTCCTTATGATTCTTTATAGTATCGTGTGCGGCTACCATTCTCACCGTCTTCACTTACTTCAATGATGTACTCTCGGTTTGGATATGCATCACGCAAGTACTTATACAGGTCATCAGACATCATTTCACATGATTTGTAATCAAGCTCTAGTGTCTTTTCATCATAAAGAGCTTCAAGTTCACGCTTTAGAAGAATGAATTCGATGTCACGATCGTTATGAGTAACTGATACTTCTACTCGAAAGTGGAAGATATGACGATGAGGATATCCAAGGAAGCTAACTGCTGCTAGCTTTGGATCTTCAAGAGCTGCTGGGTATTTGTGAATACCTTCTTTCTGGAACGTAACCCAAATCCACTTTTCAGTCTTTGGCATTGGACGTTCACGCTTTGGCTCTTCAAAATCGATGTTCTCTGTCAACAGTTTGTCAACAGAGTTTTCAAGTCTGTCAAATGTATCTGTAGGCATCGTTTCAGTAATCATCTTACCTGATAGCTTATCATACATATACAGTTCCATTATCGACGTGCCCCATTTTCACCTAGATACATTGCTGACCACACTTTAAACATATCAGAATAATATGCTTGCGGCACATTTTCCAACATTTCTTCTGTGACACCAAGCCATTCATTATACATTCCGCGGTGTAGCGGAGAAGCCCATAGAGTCTGAGCCTGTACTTTCCATTCGTCTCTTGTTAACATGAGTGTGCTCTCTGTTGCATTGCAATATTATCAAAGAACTCACGCTTAATCGACTCACTAAAGAATTGACCTGAAAGCGCAGTTGTTTGTGTTAATGAACTGTGTGCCATAACACCACGATTTTCCATACAACCATGAGTAGCCATAATATGTACACCTACATCTCGGCAATCAGTTGCATTCTTGATCTCTTTCATAATGTTCTGAACAAGATCTTCTTGCAATGTTCCTCGTCGTGCACACCACTGTGCAATTCGTGAGTACTTAGATAGACCAATCACCTTATCTGATGGAAGAATGCCAATAAAGCATGTTCCCTTTACAGGTTGATGATGGTGTGAACACATGGAACGAATCTCTGCTCGTACAACAAGCATGCCTTCATACTTGTCATTATGTTCTGTCTCAATGTTTGGAAACGCAGTGACATTAGGAGCATGGAAGAATCGACCGTACATCAATTCGTTAACCATCTGCTTAGCCCAACGTCGATCAGTGTCCATTGAGTTAGGATCATTGTCAACATCGATAATAAGAGACTGCAACGTCTTACGATAGTTTGCAGTTACTTCTTTGATCAAAAGAGGAATTTCTTCATCTTTAATGTGCTTTGAGATGTTATCGCCAGCATGATAACGATCGCCAGCGTCAATAACGCGCTGGCGAATCGTATCTGAGATTAGTATCGGCGTGGTAGTTGTGTCTGCCATGAATTATCCGTCTTAGTGAGTGGTGAATCAGTAATATATTTCACTGGTGTTGAAGGCTTAAGCAATTCAAGGATGTTCATCATAGATGTAACAGTGCCTTTAGTTTGCTCTATTGTACTTGTATCTTCTTTTGGTGGAAAGTACAACGCACTATTTCCACCATGTTCAGAAACCTTTACAGATGCAATACGAACACCAGGTCGAATCTTATCTTTAAGAATCTTTACTGCTTTCTTGTATGCAAGCTCTGCAAACTTTTCACAACCTACATCTTCTACAACATTGAGCTGGATAAGACCTACTTCATCAAGTGCAATAAATGTTGCTAGTTCTGGATCATCAAGTGCAATGCAAGTCTTATGATCGAAACTATCCTTTAGATCCTGCTTTAGAGCCTTAAGCTCACCGAAGCTAATCAGCCAATTGCGGTCATCTAGTGTTTCACCTTCAAATGTAAATTCGAATGCTAGAGGATAACCGTGAATAAATCGACAATGTGTGTCTTCTGCACGCCATTGTCGGAAAGCACATGAGAGACCTTCCTCATGGCCGTAACGCTTTACTATCTGGTACATTATTCTGCCCCATCTAAACTTGCTGAAATAAAATCATAATATTCTTTTGCAATATCAATAATCTGCTTTGAGTGATACCCCTTACCTACAGTCTTTATTGCAAAGTCGAGTGCCGTAATACGCCAACTTGCATCAATTTCAGTTTCATTGATAAAGTCAAGATAATCTTCACGTTCGTAATCAACTTCTGGCTGCACTACTTCCTTTGGTGCAAAAGGTGCATAACCAAACATAGTTTCAAATACACGAATGAAGCTGTCTGTTCCTTGTTCTAAATTCATTATGATAACTCCCAATAAAAATTAAACCATTCCTTGAATTCGGAACGTTTAATCTCTGAATGACTAAATCTAACCTTAACTGGTGCTTCGATGTTGTGAATAAGAGCTGCAACATCGATAATAGGAATAGGAGCTAGATGCTCAAGTATTCCAAGCATAGTATCGCCACCATCAACGATATCATCTATAATCAGCACTGGCTGATCTCTTCGAGCTTCAACAAAGTTGATTAAGCTCCAAGGAACGTCTTCGATTGCTTTGTGATCTCGAAGACTATAGGAAAGCGGGAATAAAGGAATTCCAAGAATGTGTGATAACATCACTCCTGGAACTAATCCTCCTCTAACTGGTGCAATAACACAACTATAATCTGTTTTTGTTAGTTTAATTCGTCCTGCAATTGTTCTAATTGCACTTTCTACAATTGCAGGAGTGTAATCTACAATCACATTACGTTCCAATTGCATTCCCCCAAAGTACATTCTGTAGACGAATTGAAAATCGATATCCTTGCTGCATACAGAAGTCTGCAATCCAACGAGCATTTACTTGCTGTTGTTCGGTTGTACATGCTTCTGGCATTAGAACGACAGGAACATTACGTGGAACACCTGCAGCATAGTATTCGTTCATTGCCTTTTGAACTTCATCAATATCGTTTTGATCATTGACGACGAATTTGAATACCTGTCGACCCCATTGCTTGTACCATTCATAATTTGCTGGTGAACGCTGCATCATAGCAATCTGTGGCATAATGGAGCGTTTCCATGGCTCACCTGAGTTTGTTAACTTAGGTGAATTTGTCCATGTGATCTTTGCACCTTCACGATTAGCCCACCAGAAAAGACCATCTACATCTCGTTGACGTAGTGGTACTGATGTGTTTGTCTCAAATAGAATGTGCTTACATCCTTCCATTAAAGGATCTGTAAGCATTTCTTCTACGATCCACTTGAGCTTTAGTGTTGGCTCACCACCAGTTAAACTTAGAATTACTGGAAGACCTGTTACAGGATGAGTCCATGACTTACCTGGAAGTAGATCTCGAACTGCAGTTAGCAATTCAGTTGAATCATACTTGTGCCAGATATGAGCAAATTCAGGATTAACAGCATATTGACTGTCACATCCACTATGAATAGTTGGTACTTCTGAAAGGCTTTTAATATCCTTTGGATTGAAATCAAGATTAGCATAGCCATTAGCGCCAATGTTATCTTGAGTATTGTTCCACAAAGGACACTTCTTATTACAACGAGCAAAGCGAATGTATACGGTAGGAAGACCAGCTTCCTCTGATTCGCCTTCAAGTGAATAGAAGATTTCTGAGACTTCTACTTTATTCATTAAAATCTGTTCTCGTTGGTTTAGCATTACATAGTTCTTCTGGCCAACCTAAAAATTCTCTTTTAAGTTTGTTGCCACCTTGTGCTGCTTGTCGACAATCTTCTGCAGACTTACCGTAAGTAACTACATGAGTAGCACCTGTTGCATCAAATGCTAATACAATTACTTGAGTACAATCATTCTCTACAGCAAACTTTTTAGCTGCTGATATTGGAAGGGTTCTTTCGGTCATTCTTCTTTTTCTCAGTTTGAGCTTGTTGTTTATGCACAGGGTGTGCACGCTGTGTAGGAGTAATACCATCAAGGTAATCTAATGCTTGTAGGAAGTAGCGTGCAGTTAATCCCATATAGAATTCTGTACGCACGTTCTTGTTCGCCTCAGTGAAACGAACCTTGATAGCATCAGGTCGCTTGACCTTAATAGCAAATCCTGGAAGAGACAACGTGCCTTCTTCCATTGTGATCATATCCTCAGACGAATCAAGAAGGACAGGATTAAATGCAATGATGATTGGATTTGTTTTTAGTGCTAAAACTCGAAGATCAAGACCAATCTGAGGAGCAGCTACTGCAATTCCATTCTTTTCTACAACAACTCTAGCTAGCTCATGGGCTAGCTGAATTGAATCTTCATTTGGGTCGTTGAAATCAAACGGTTTTGCTATTTGATTCGGTTGCATGAATTAGTTCCTCTAAAATTCGATGTTTGTTTCCTTTCACTCCATCTATTTCCAGATGAACAGGGATATTGTTTCGTACAAGCATCTCTCGAATAGCACGGTCGATCACACGTGCACCATTCTCATCCTGATTACGACCATTTGGATTGTAAGCTTTCTTACGATTTAAGACAACGTTAAAATTGTTGTATCGATTAAAAACAGCTAACATTGCTGGAAGAATCTCTCTTGGATAGTCAGGAGCAAGATACACTTCACATAGCATAAGAGGACAATCAGTAATGATATAGTCTACTTTACCTACTAGACGTTCCATTCGACGATTTTGTTGAGCAGAAATGTAAAACTGATCTTCAAAGATGTTGTGGTGGCCTTCCCATACAAGATCTTTTGCATATTCAGTAACAAGTTCACACTCGTACCCTTGCCATTTCATTTCAGCAAAAAGATCTGCAGCAGATGTTGACTTACCACAACCAGCACCTGCCCAGAAGTTAACTACCGTTGTCATTAAGTTCTTACCTCATAACGAATAACACGATTACTATAGTTAAATGGTAATTCATAATACTGTTTAACTATTTGAAACGTTTCAGGATCAACATAACATTGACATAAATCTGCATCTACCTTATTTTGACGAATAAGTTCATCAATTGTATCTTGAGACACTGTTTGACAATTAGCATGTATAGATACAGTATATCCACCTTTTTCGTACAACTCTTTAAGATCTGTGTCTACATCCTCAGATTGCATATCAATCATACATTTAACAATAAATGAATGAGGTGGAAGCTGAGACAAATAGATCATCTCTGGATCAACTGTACTTCTATATTCACTGTAGTTAATTGATCCTGAACTACCAGGAATGCGATGCTTAAATCGAATAGATACTGTTTTTGTAACTGGATCAATTGATCGCATGATTAATGCCGGATTTAAAAGTCCAGTTTTTAGTTTCTGTACAATTCTATCATGTGTTGTCATTTTGTTACCTCTGCTAATCGTTTGCGAGATTCACGAACTTCTTTTAATGCTTCTCGAATAGGACTTTGAAGTCTATTTTTAAGACGAGTAACACCAGCTCCAGTCAAACGTCCATCTCGAACAACAGCGTTGAATCCTTTAGCAATATCATCAGGATGATAGCCAAACAACTCTTCTAATGCTACACACTCAAGTTCATCTAAATCGACATTTAGGTTGAGTGTAATAGCAGTTGTGATCTTATGATTTGTCATGAGAATTCCAAATTGTCACTACATCACCATCTTCATCACACTTAATAACATATGGTGCCATCGAGAGTGCAATTAAGAATTCTTCTGAATCTTCTGGTGAAACTAAATGCATTGTTTCTGTAACACAGTGATCAATAACCATCGGACGAGGTCGAAATCCTCGAAGATGTTGCAGACTATCAACTGATACGACAGTAATGTCATCTCTATGTCGATTACTAGTTGCAATCCAACCTTGAATATAACGAATCATTTGTTTGTTCTGAACAACAAAGGCACCACCTTGAGGAGTTGCCTTTAGAAGCTTTGTTGTTCTACCTGTACCACGCATTACCAGTTACCTGCTCTATAACGAAGAACATCATTAACATATAGCTCTGTATATTGTAAAATGTCTTTCTTTTTCTTCTTACCTTCCGTGTATTCGCACACTTCTATTTTCTTTACTCTATCACCTTTCATTATACGATCTCCTTATTAATCATTGGAAATTCACGTCCATCTGGAAACTTCATTATTGGTTGAAGTGAAGTAGAACTTGTTATGATTTCATATTGATTAGAATCAAACCACTCATTATATTTCGTATCTTCATTCATTCTGTTGCTCCATCTTGTACCATGTGACTAAAGTTCTTTGACTTCTCAAACTTAATCACACTTCTGAACTTATCAAACATTGTTGCTTTGTGACTAATAACAAACACATTAGTATCACCAGTAACAGTCTCAAGAATCTTCATAAAGTCTTCTGTACCAAGATCATCTAAGCTGCTGTCAAAGATTTCATCCATAATAAGCAAGTTAGTTGACATGCTATTACGCATCTTAGCAACATCTCGCCATGCAAATAGAATAGCAAGATTGATACGAAGCTTTTCACCTTCTGAGAAGCTGTTGTAAGTGTACTGTTCCTTATGGATCGACTTGATCGTCTCTTGGAACTGTTCGTTAAGCTCAAATGTAATATAAAAACCCATTGCAGTCAAGTATTTGTTAATCAGTTTGTTGATTAATGGAATATATTTTTTGATTACACGAGCTTTGATACCAGTATCCTTTAGAAGGACTGCTGCATATTCCTGAACCTCACGAATCTTCATAAGTTCACCTCGAGCTTGTTCATCTGAAAAGATTGCTCGAGACAGGTTAGTAATAGCCTGTTGTGTTTTATGTTGATTGTGTGAAGTACGTTGTACGTTCATTTGAGTGTTAAGTTGACCAATGTAATCATTGATTACTTGAATCTCTGTATTCTTATCACGAATACTAAATGCAATCTCACTAATATCTGTAACAGTCTTTTGGATCTGTTCAAAACGGTTAGCAAGATCAATTTTCTTTGCTTCTACTTCACTAATACCTTTCTCAAGAGTCTCAAGTTGATTGCTATGTTCACACACAGTCTTCTCTTTAAACTCTTCATCAATGTCCTGACTACAAGTTGGACACGTATGATTGTCGGTATAGAAACGAAGTTCATTACGATAGTTCATCATACGATCTTCAATATTACGTTCAATGTTACGAAGCTGCTCTAATGTAGAGACAACTTTGTTTTGATCTGCAATACTAAGAGATAGTTGTTGTTGAGATTCTGTTAAAGCGCCAATGTCATTCTCAAGATCACTAATCTTCTTGACGTAGCTATCAATAGAATCTTGAATTCCTTGCATAGCAATATCATGATCGTCTTGCTTAGATGTCAAATGCTCTTCTGAAAGCTTGAGAGCAGTACGATTCTTATCAAGATTGTCTAGAACATCTCGAATTGAATCATTTGTCTCTTCGATTTCCTTCTTTAGAAGACTATACATTGCTGTAAACACATGGATGTCAAGAATATCTTCACTGATAATACGACGTTCTGGAGCACGAAGATCCATAAATGGTGTATAACCAGCAGAACCAAGAATAACAATCTGCTTGAATGACTTGTAGTTCATTCGAAGAACTTCTGTTTCTAGTTGACGTTGATAGTCAACATTCTTATCGTCTTGATTCTTTAGTTTACCATCAACGTAGATCTCAAAACGATTTGGTTTCATTCCACGAATGATCTTGAATGGCTTACCATCAGCTTTAAACTCAACTTCAACAAGAAGTTGTTTATTAGTAATAGTGTTGATTAGAAGTGGTTTGTTGATGTCACGAAACGGACGACCATACAACGCAAAACACAACGCTTCAAGCAATGTTGACTTGCCTGCACCGTTGTGTCCAATAATAAGCGTAGTTTTTGAACGATTGAGATTGACTTCTGTGAAGACATTCCCAGTTGATAATAGATTCTTCCAGCGTACATTTTCAAAACGAATCATTTACTAGGCACTCTTTACATCGAACTTTGTGATACTGCTGTTCGATGTAGATTTAACATAAGACTAAGCAGTGGATCTCTGACTGCTTGTTTTGGAACAGATGTAACCATTGAAGAGATGATAGAAGGTGTATCTTCAATATCATCATCGTTGATTTCATCTTGGAACATCAAATCAATTGTATTATCAACATATGATATATCTGCAGGATGAAACTGTTCGATCTTGTCAATGAATCTATCAAACAAGAAAGAATCATTACGTTCTTTGATTACAATCTTAATGAATGAATTAGCTAGATATGACCAATCAGTATTCGTAACCTTTTCATCCATCTCATCTCGATCACTGTCGTCGAAATGAACCTTGTGATGAATGCTATACGGATTCTTTACAAAAGTCAACTCTCTTGTGTCAGTATCGAAGATATGGAACCCTCGATCATCGTTGTAATCTGCCCATGTGTTCTCATAAGGCGATCCAAGATAGAAGATGTTTTCGCGAGTGGAACGGTGATGGAAGTGACCTGAGAACACCATGTCGAACTTACGGAACAGATTCTCATCAAAACCTGTATCACTGACAGATCCAAGATGCATTTCGAATCCCTTAATCTCAAGGTGACCAAAAAGCAACTGCGCTTTTGTCTGAGCTAGGTAATTCATTGATTCAACGTAGTTTTCAGAGCATACCCATGGGAGCATTGCTAATGTGATTCCATCGACTGTCACATCACGTGCTGATTTATATACGTTGATGTTTGGATAATCTTTAAGGACTAACTCAGGAGAGTTCACTTCATTGGTGTTTTTGAATGAAGTATCATGGTTACCTAGAATGCAATGAACATCATATTTACGAAGAGGCTCGAAGAAGAATCGACGAGCCTCATGTAGAGTTTGAAAGTTGATGTACTTGCGGCGATCAAATACGTCACCTAAATGAATGATCGTTTTAATGTTGTTCTCTTCTAGATAAGGGAAGAACACATTGTCGTAGAACTTCTCAAAGTATTTTGAAAATGTTCTACTATCATTACGAACACCAAAGTGAGTATCAGTGATTAACGCGATACGTGCCATACTATAAATTACTCAGTTGCTTCTTTGTTCTTATTCTTCTTACGATCCTGTTTGTCTTCGAAGCTTCGAACAATATCAGATGATTTGTCTAGTGAAAGACTATCAAGCATTGTTGCTGAAAGTTCACCTTGAATACTTTCATATAGATCAGCATTACTAAGAATCATCTTGTGCTTAGTGTAGCTTTCAGTCTTCTCACGTTCAATACGACGAACGAATGCTCGCCACATGATAAGTGTTAAGTAACCGAAAGGATTTGATGATTTGTCAGGATCAAAGTTATGAAGATAGCGTAAACAGTTTTCACAACCGTCACCAATCATCTCTTCACGGAAACTATATCCACCAAAGTTACTCTTTGTAGCTAAGTTCTTTGCAATTGCTAGAATTACTTCACCAACATAACGAGGTACAGGAGGTAAAGCGTTTCCTTCTTTACCTTCTGCTTTTGCTTTTCGATATTTTACAATGTATGCAGATAGATGCTTGTATAGTTCTGCATTGTTAATGTAGTTAGTTGATTTTGGACGTGCCATTTATCCTTTTCTCGTTGATGCACGACGAGGAGACATCGTCATTTTGATATGACGTTCTCCTTCAACACGCAGTTCTTCTGCTCTAATCAGACTTTCAATTAGTGCGCGATAAGCACGAATAATTCCTGGTCGTACATCATATGGACCTGCTGCAACTGCAGAGATAGGAACTGTTAGTGTCTTGGTAATGATGTGTGAATATGCCCATGGTAGAAGGTCATAATTGTAAGCACCGTTTGGATTAAGTTCCCACTCAATGCAAATAGGCGCCTCAATAACAAACATTGCACCATCTACGCCTCTTAGTTCGCAGATGATCTCTTCTCCTGAGTTTAGTTTAAAAGCTTTTACTGTTTCAGTCATTCGTATTAATACCTGTGTTAGAGATTAATCTCTATGATTTTGTAAGGCAATTCTTTTTCGTTATAAATCTTGAGGCGTTCTAGAAGATGCTTGTAAGAATAGCCGTATTCTTCTGTCTTACCTTTGATTCTAGTAAACTTGTCGGCAAGGTCAACGAATGTCAGCATATTTGCCTTTCCATCCTTTCGCAGCCCACGACCTAGCGTCTGAACGACATCGATCTGTGACTTGATTGCATTACCTTGGATCATGTTCTGAATGTTGTTGATACTGATCCCTGTTGACATCGTACCAGAAGATGCTAACAGGACCTCATCTTGAACGTTTTCAAACATCTGACGTATTTCTTCACGAGCATCAGCTTTAATGCCGCCGTGAATGTAGTGGACAGTTTTTCCTGTCTCTTCAATTATTTGTTTAAGAGAAGCGCCGTGCTTCTCAATCTTACGGAACATGACAATCGTGTTGCCTTTCATGCTCTCTACTAGCTTTGCAATATACTTATTTCGCTTGACATTTTGGATAATCATGTCATTCTCTTCCTGATACGAATGATTTGCAGGAAGCTGTTTTTGTGTTTGCTCATTGTGAATAAACACGATGACAATGATTTTAACATCACTAGAGATACCACGATCAATCATCTCACGAGTAGATATGGTCTCATATACTGGACCAAAAAGACCTGTAAGAACTAGTTCATGAGTCTTAGTACCTTTTAGTGATCCAGTCAACCCTATTTTGTACTCAATAGTGTTAGTTTTTTCCATAATACCAACAAGTGACTTAGAATCAAACAAATGAACTTCATCGCCCATAAGAATATCGTATTGTTCGAAGTACTTTCGTGGAAGCTTCACAAGTGACTGCCATGTACTAATTGTAATCAGATCATCAGTCTGTTTAGCAGTACCAGCCATAATAGCATGGATGTTCTCTTTATAACCGTAATCTATAATGTCCTTTGAAAGCTGTTTAACAAGACCAACTCTAGGTGAGATGATTAATACTTTCTTATTAAGGAACTTAGCAATAAAATAGATGATTAGTGACTTACCAGAACTTGTTGGTGAGATAACAATCATTCGTTTACGGTTTAATACTTGATTAAGAGTATCAACTTGGTAATCATGTGGATCAAAAGGTAGATTGAGATCTTTAATGAACTGCTCAACAGCGGTTGCATAGTCTTTTTCACTTGGCTTTAGATTTGGATCGATTGCAATTTTGTAACCAATCTCATAAGCCATAACAATAGCTTTAGGAGCAAGACCAAGATACAACATTCCAGTCATTCTGTTTAGAAGACGAATGTAACCATCCCAGTTACCACCGTTATTAACGTGCTTAGGACTAAACTTTGATCCTGGAACTTCGAATGTAAAATGTTCTGCTAGTTGTTCAATTGCTTGGAAGTCACCAGTAATACGGCACCAAACTTCGTCAACCTTTGTAATTGTAAGATCCACTTAACCACCCATCTCAAACTTTCTCATATCAATTGCATTCTTAATTGCATATCCACGATCTTTAATTGCAGCAATAACAGCTTCGACAAACTTTACCTTGTCAAGCTGGTCTGTGTACTTCTGTTCCATACGAAGGACATCAATATCAGCGTCAATATACTTTTGAACTTCTGATTTGAGGATCTTGCCAATGTCGGGAAGCGTCTTCTGCTTCCAATTCTCAACGACAGATGCTGTTGGTCCTTGCGTGTACATCTCAAACTTTTCAAGCTTGAGGAGCTTCATAGCGCCAATTAGCTGTTGTAAGTCTGATTTTTCCGCAAGATAGATTCTGAAATATTTGGCATGGAGGCGAGGAGTCGATAGAGACTCAGCTCCTAGGTCAAGACCAATCTTAGCATCGGTCGTCCACATATCTACGATTTCTGATGTTTTCATTGAACTCTGTTGTTT